GATCAAGTCGATTGGCGCGCTCCGCCCCGATGGCGCGTTTACCACGTTCAAGGCGCTGCCGACGCCCGCCAATCTCGCGGCGGTCGCCAAGGCCAAGCCCGATTTCACCATCGTGAGCGGCACCCCGGTCGGTGGCGCGGTGTACCGCAAGGCCCTGCTCGCCTATTGCCCCGACTTGGCCGCACTCGCGCCGACCGACTACGAGGCTGCCGTGCGCAGCCGCAGCGACGAGGGCACGCTTACCCTCGCCGACGCGCGCTATCTGCTCGCGCAGGGGGGCAGCACCCCCGACCGGGAAGCCGCTTTGCGGGGCATCATCACGGCGCAGGAAGCGACGGAAGCGGCGTACCGCGCTCAGCGCGACGACAACCGTATGCAGGTCGCCGCGCGCGACGCTGCGGGCGCAGTGCGGGGGCAGGTGTCGTGAAGCCGGAAATCAAAGCGTATGGCATCCGCGTCACCCGCGCACCGCTAGCGACCGTCTATGCCTGCCCTTGTTGCAATCATACGGAACGGTTTGCCAATGGGCGCGGAGGCGGACGCGGCCATGGTTTGCGCGAGGGTGGCGGGTGTTACAGCCGAATGACGGCACATATTCGTCGCGAACATCCCGACCAGCCAAAATAACGAATCCGTCGGCACTCGCCGGACGCCTCGCCCGCCCTAGGTTCGCCCGGGGCGGGCATTTTTCGTTAGGCCTCGACGATTCGCTTTTCCCAATCGTCAACGACTTCCTCGAAAATCTCCGGCCCGAATTCCAGCTTGCCCCGGTAAGGCTCGATTTTCGAGAGGTCCAGCCCCGGCGGGGCCTTGTACGTGATGGTAACGTGCGGCTGATAGTCGGGAAAATCGCTGCGCGCGCCCGCCTCGATAATCTCGCGATTGCGCCACGCCAGCACCGATGAATTGAACAACAGCACCACCGCGCCCTTGTCGCCAAGCGGCTCGACGATGCGCGCACCGCCCGGGGCGACGACGAGATTGCCCTTGTCGTCGCTCGAGCCCCAGCCCTCGCCGACCTTTAGCCAATCGAGCGGTTCGCGACTGAATACGACAGTCACGTGCAGGTCGTCGGCGGGGGTCGTCGTTTCGAAGCCCTGCGACTTGGCCCACGCGATGAATTCCGCAGCGTTGAGCAGCTTGCGCGAGACGTAGAGCGAGCGCGGCCGGGCGTCGGCGAGCAGCACCATGGCCATATCGCGTGTCACCTGCCCGCGCTCCGCCATCGTCTTTACGGTATTCTCGTTCGCCGCGGCCGGCAGCATGCTCGCCGCTTCCGCCGCCTCCATTTTCGCCTCGCCCGGATCCTGCTCGCTTTCGTCAATCGCCGTATCGAGCCCCGGCCACCGTCCGCTTTCGACCATGCGGTTAGCAACCGCCTTGGCCAAAGCGTCGACGGGAATAAGGTTGGTGTCGGTGTAAATCTTGACGGCCTGCGCTTCCTGGTACTCGATTGCCGCCGCTTCCTTGGGGTCGGGTTCCTCGAGGGGCGCGAACGTGCTGTAAATTTCTGCCGGACGCGAGCCGAGCACCGAGCGAATAAGGATTTCGTCGATTCGCGCGAGCGCAGGGGCCAAATCGGCGGACTGGCGAGCCGCAATCATCCGGTTAAGGTCGTCTTGCTCGCCCTTGCCGGTCGATTGCAGGCCCCCCGGCGATTCGCCCATAAGCCGCGTCACGGGGATGTCGGCGGCACCGGCCACGATGGCGATAAATTGCCGCAGCAATTCGGGATGCTGCGTGAACGAAAGTTGGCGCGTTTCCCATTTTTCCGCGCCCTTGCCCTCGTCGTCGCCGCCGTCGAGCAGCAACGCGCCGAACATGGACTTAAATTGTTCGATTGCCTGGACGCGTGCGGCCAGCGCTTCCTCCGCCCCGTTCGTCGCAATCTGCTCCGTGAGCCCCGGAATGGAAATAACGTCTTGCTTGAGCTCGTGGAGCAGCGTGGCCACCGCCGCCTGACTCGTCTCGGCGTTGTCGATCGCCGCTTTGATGCTGATAAGTAGCGGATCGCCCCAAAAGGCGTCGAGTTGCGACAGCATGACGGATCCGGGCGGCAACGGCGCACCGTGAAACGTCACAACGCGGCTGGGGTGCACCTTTACCCGATTGCCGCGGGCACCGCGCATTTCCCACATGGCCGGAGCGCCGAAATAGTCGCTTTCCGGGTCTGTCTCGAAACCATACGGCGCGAACAGCTGGTGGCGGCTGACAACCACGGCCCACCGCAGCGAATCGACCCCCAACCGGTCGACGACCAGTGGTATTTCGGGGCTGCCCTGCCGCACACCGAACACAAGGGCGGAGCCGCCGTGCAGGCGCGCGACGGTAAGGGCCTGCCGCAGTTTCAGCCACAGACCTAGTGCCTGTTCCGCCGCCTCGAGTTTTTCGATTTGATCCTTTTCCGCCTGCCAATCCCGACCCGCGCGCGTCATTTCGAAGGGCACGAGGTCGTGCACCTTGCGCGTAAGCCACGACGAGCGGTACGCCGCCTCGATTTGCGCCTGCCCTAGAACGGGGGCGTAATAGGTCGACCGCGTGTTGCGGTCGAACGGCGTGCCCAACTTGCTGAAAAAGTTGGTAATGCCGTCGAGCAGCGTACCGCGAATCCGGGGCGCGGGCGGCGGGATTGGCACTACCTCGCCCATTACGCCGCGACCGTGCGCCCGATAATCGTAATGGTGTAGGTGACGGGCGTACCGCTGCCGCCGTTGGCCACCGTCCACTTATCGGCGGTCGTGGCCGTCACTGGCCAGCCCTTGCGATTGGTAATGGCGCAGATATCGCCCGGGCCGACCTTGGCGCGGTCGGTCAAATCCCCGAACGGCCCCAGCGCACCGACGGAGGCGGTGGGCCCCCACACGACGTCGTTCGTGTTGCCCTCGTCGGCCTCGATAATCACCCCCGTGATTTCGGCGTACGAAAGAGTGGCGCCGAGCGCGCTGGCGAGCACCCCGGCAAGGTCCAAATCCTCCGTTGCGCTTGCGGCGAGGGTGCGGGCGGCGTGATAGAGTACGTCGGCCTGGTCGAGCCCGGCCGTTCCGGGGTCAATCGACCGCTCGAAATTGACGTTGGCGGTATATTGCGGAACGTCCCCGCCGACCGCCGCGCCCGTGAGGCGGGCAGCAAGGGTAAGGGCGAGGGATGCGGTAACGCCGGTCATGGTGGTTTCTCCCAAATTTGCGGCGGGGATATCACGGGGGCGGGAGGTCGGCAACGAAAGAGAGTTGACGGGGGTGTCAAGTCGTACTAGGCCAATATTCCCGGAGCGGCGACGGCCAACCGGGAAGCGGCCGGGCGCGGCTTACGGCATCCGGTCCCGACGCACGGGGAAAAAGCGTTGACAGTCGGAAAGACGATGCTGCCGAATGTTGCGGTAGCGGGAGCGGCAAGGGCGGCAACATACCCCGAGCGCGGTTCCCTTATTCCCCCAAATCGAAACCCCGATAGCGGCTGCGACGCTTGCGCGGTGCGTAGCGAATAACGATGGCGTCGGCATGGTTCGGCGAGCGCGCGCCCTCCGGCGTCTTGTCGATCAACATTTTGCCCGCCACCGATTGCTTGTACACGGCCTGCGACAGTTGCGACGTGACGTTGGACAACTCCGGCATTTTCGAGCTCAATGAAATCAGGTCGTCGGGGTCGTACGCCTCGCGCCAATCCTCCCCGGCCTTGTGCAGCGCGAGCGCGCGGAACCCCCGTTGGAACCGAGCGCGGAGTGAAAACCACGCCTGCGCCTTGGCATTGGCGTAATAGTCGCCGTTGAGCCGTACAATTTCCCCCGGTAATTTGCGCTCCGTGCGCGGTGCCGCTGTCTCTATCGGCTTTTCGGGGTCGACCACTGCGCCGGAGCCGCGAAAGGGTTGCACGTCCAGTTTGTGGGCCCGTTTTTCGTTGAGCACCCGCGCATCGCCGCGAACGCCAGCGCCAAGCCCGTCGGCGTCGTAATCGAAGCCCGGCAGCCGCAGCACGTCGCACATGGCGAACGCCTGCGACGTCGTGCCGTAAATATCGTCCCCCTTGCCCGACCAGGCCACGACGTTTTCGACCAGAACGCCCTGCGCCGAGCAGAACGCGTTGAGGTCAATTCCCTCGTCGGCGACGTCGAGCGCTCCGCGGCGCTCGCCTCGAGGTTCGAACCCCAGCTTTAGGTGGAGGTCGACGCAAGCCTGCACCCAAATGTTCGGAATGACGATACCGACGACCGACGCAGCGTAATTGCGGTCGACTTCCTGCGCGAGCGTTACCGGGTCTAGGTCGCGCACCTGCTTTTCGTACCACGCGTCGTCTTTGCGCGGGTCGTCGCGCCAATCGAAAATAAAGATGCGGT